ACATTTTAAGTCACTCATATATAATCTCAAATTTTCTAACTAACACACTCTTCTCTACAGAACGAACTATAGGTACATGTTTCGTAAAAAGCAACCATCTTTTTTAAAATAATTTGGAATTACCAAAGATATCTAGTACAGTTCGTTCAACTAGTATAGGAGTTACCATGTCTCTAACAATAGAAAAGAACGCATCTTCTCCACCTGAGAGAAAAGGGAACTGGGGAAAATGGCAGAAGGTTATACAGGAAATGGATGTCGGTGATGCCGCAACCTTTGAGGATGATGAGAACCTGACTGTCTATCATGGATTAAGAAGAGCGGCTATTAGCCAGGGATTCAAGATAGTTATGCGCACGCTCGATGATGGCAAGATCAAAGTGTGGAAGCAAGAAGCATTAACAGCAACAGCTGAATGATGCCGTTCTTT